GATTAAACATCTGGGTAGGAGCATTAGCAGCTTTACGAAGCATTTTAATTTCATCTTCGTTCCAGGAGGTTTGACACATGAGACGAAACGCCTCATGTTGTTGTGGATGTTGTGTGGAATCATATCTATAAAAGTCACAACATAATGACTTGTACATATTTAACAATGCAGAGTCGTCACCCAATACTTTCAAAAAATAATGGGGAATAATGGAGGTATAGTTATTATCTTCAGTGACTTTCGCAATTTCCTGTGAAGTCATTCCAGTTGCATAAAGAATATGCAAGCTATATTTTTCCGGATAATTACTCAAATTGTTATAACCATTAAACAATTTTTTGAGGGCATTGCTATAACTAGCAATAACAGGAGCAACGTTGACAACGTAAGAATTGTCGAATGCAGTTACAGTTCTTCCTATTCCATAAAGGATCTCATCTGTTTTCAATGAAATAGTACCTTTATATTCAATTTCACCGTCTTCTTGAAATTTATTGTAAGCTCTCATGTACATAGTTTTCTTACTGCCATGATTAGGTTGATTGATCCAATCAACAGTAGAAACTTTCTCCATGTGTAGTTTTTCTTTCCAAAATTTAGCCATGTACTCATATTTGTGGATGGTTTCCTTAGTCAATTTCTTTAATGGTCTATCTTGAATATTACGTTTAAGATAAGCACTGATTAGATTGTTTCCATTTTTGACCATTGCCCCGTTAGGGAGCATAATGTTAGCAGTTGTATAAACGGGTATTCTTGTGTCTTCTCTAGTGTCTTCTAACATGTCCTTAACAAATTTAGCACCTTTCACTACTAAAGGTACTTCAATTGAGGGACTTTGCGGAAATCTGGCATATGCATCGTTGTGATCAATTAAATCGAATTCACTAACTGGTGATTGTTTTCTTTCATACTCTGCGTTCAACAAAATAGTTTTTTGTTTACTTGTAAAATTCCATTTCATGTGCCAAGCAATACGAAATGGTAGAGTTATCATTTTAGCCCAAAATGGGAGTAACTCTTGCCAGTTATGAAAGAAAAATCTGAGGAAAGCGGAACGTATAGATAATTTTCCATTTCTATAATCGTCAATCATTTCTTTAATAGTTATACATAGACCAACGCCCGGTATGCATTTCAGAATTTCTTCTAAAATTACACACAAGGTATCGTTCATCCAGTTGAACATTTTCATGACTGGTATGGTATTCTTAAAGAAGGTGTCAAATAAGAATATGACACCGCTTTCAAAGACTTCCCTCAGTGGTTCCCAAAGCTTATAACCTGTA